CTTGGCGACGCTCTTTAACACCGCTTTTCCCAACCAGAGCGCGCAGCACGGCACGCCGGTGTTTCAATGGTCGGGCCCGAACCAGATCATTGCGAATTTTACCGCCGCGACCACCCAGAATGCCACTTCCAGCGCGATGTACATCAACTTCGAAAGCCGCGCGTTTTATCCGGCCACGATCTCATGAGCCACGCCACGCACAAAAAAAGGAAACACCACATGAGCGAAGAAGACCAGCCGCAGGAACAAACCCAGGAAAAGGTTGAGGTCGCGCCCTTGGCGGCGCCCGCGCCCGGCACAGCGATCCCCGGTTCGACCACGATCGATGCGCTTTTCACGACCTTGTTTGCCACCCGCAGCGGCGATTTAGGAGCGGCCAGCTACGTCTGGGCAACGCCCAACAGCATTATCGGGACGTTCCCGGCCGGCACCACGCCGACCGCGGTAAACGCCTGCGCGTTGATCGCGCGCTTTGAGGCGCGACCAGCTTACCCCAGCTCGATCAAGTACTAAAACTTATGAGCGATGAACTGAGTGTAAAACCGTTGGCGGCGCCGGCGCCGGGCACAGCGATTCCGGGTTCCACAACCCTTGACAGCCTGTGTACGACCTTGTTTGCGACCCGCAGCGGCGATTTAGGGGCGGTCAGTTACGCCTGGGGCATAACCGGGACCAGCATTATCGGCACCTTTGCGGCCGGCACCACGGGAAGCGCGCAGCAGTGCCAGATCATTGTGGCGTTTCAGGCTAAACAGGTCTGGCCCAGCCAACTGATGCAATAGGCTTATGGCTATCGCGACCACGATCAGAACCTTTGCGCCGGTGATGCACACCGGTAAATATGGCTGGATTAACCTGACTCTGGCCAGTACGACCGGGATATCGGCGGCCACGCCTTTGACGATCACGCCGGCTGCCGGGGCGCCAGGGGCGGCTGGTCCTATCGTGGTGACGCCTTACCAGGAGTTGCCAAATCTCGGGTACAAATGCCGGATTACCAGCGCGCCGGTGCCGGCCAATTACCTCACTATCCGCAGTGGCGACGCCGTGACCGGTTAGGGGAACTATGCCGCAGAATATAGCGATTCGAGTGCACGCGACCGTCACATGTGCGTTGAGCGATCTGGTGACATTCAGTTTCGGCGGGGATCCCGAGAACGTGGTCTATTTCAAGAACAACGGGCCTGGTGTGGTCTGGATTTCGTTTGATCCGGCTAACGCGGCCAGTGTGGCCGGGGTAAACTGTTTCGGGATTAAGACCGGGGAAACCTTTAGCCGAAGCCACGTGTTGAGAAACACGACCTTTACGGCGATGGCCGACACGGCGTCCACCATTCTGTGCGTGAGTGTGAGCGCTTACCCCGTTTAAAAGAAATGAAATTTCATAACCGGACTGAGCCTTTGGACGAGTTGGCACTCAAAGATGACTTGCGCGCCGATCGCGGCGACGGGATGCCCGACAGTTTGTATAAGATCAACGAGTTGCTGTGCCTGATTGTGAGCATGCTGGCGCAGCAGCAAGGGCAGCAGCAGCCTGAGCCGCCTAAGGACGAATTTTAGTTTCGATGACAGTGCGGATTCATTACCGGGAAAAAGCCAATGGCGGTTTAAGCGCGCCGGCCTGGGTTGACGTGGAAGTGGTCGAACTAACAAAGGATAGTGTGATGACCTATACCGAAGTGCTGCGTCCGGCTTGGGAGCAAAGCGATGAATCAGCAAACTCATAAGCCCTTTGTGGTGGCTGGCGAGTTGACGATCGACCTGGAAGCACTTTACGAGGCGATGCCCCGACAGGTAGCGGACGCGGCTTTGGAATACCTGCGCAAGAACGAGATCAGGGTGAACTTTGTGCAGCCGGAACTCTGAAACATGATCACGATGCTGATCCAATGGCTGATTCTGGTGATCGTGGTTGCGCTGCTTTACTGGGTACTGGCGCAGTTCGCACCGGCGCCGATCATGAAAATCGTCATGGTGGTGTGCGTGGTGATCGTGGTGATCAGCCTGATTTTGTTATTTTTACCTCTGATCCACGGGTTCCATGTATGAAAGCTTGCTGGACGCAATATGTCTGAAGACAACCACGAGCGCTGCGGCGACCAGATCAATTCTGAGCAAGAACTGGAAGCTGCGTTGGAAGGAACGAGTTGGTTAGAAGGTTTCCGTCACGGGCGTGAGGATGGTTTTGAAGTTGGCTTAAAGCTAGGGATGATGACCGCGCTAAAGGAATTAGAACGTCTGATTGCGAAGAATAAGGTTACAGAGAATCAAGAACTAAATCTGGCGCATAAAGCGCGCGAGCTCGAAGAGCAACTCGGCAAACTTGGCTTTATTCGTAAATGAGCGAAGACAACCACGAGCTAGCATGAGCAGAAAGCCAGCAGATCCCTGGCCGAGATTTTTGAATCGGTTTGTTGTGAACGATTCAGGCTGTTGGATCTGGACTGCTGGAAAAAGCAATCTCAACGCGCTTATCTCTTCGTGAAACGCAAACGGGAATTAGCCAAACATGGGTGAATCGAACCACGATCTGTACGGCGATATCAACGACGATTTGCGTGACCGTTTGAAGTGGGAACACAGACAGATCACATGGCAGAAGATGCGCAACTTAGGGGTGGGGCGCGCCAACCGGCCCTGGCCCGGAGCGGCCAACGCGCATGTGCCGATCGCTGATACGATCATTGGCAAACTCAAGCCTTACTATGTGGTCTGGATTTTCGGGCCGGAACTGCTGGCCAGCTTCTACAGCCTCGATGACCAGGGCGACGCCTACACTGATTCGGTGGCGCAATGGTTCGATTACAAGGTCCGGGAACGCTCTAACTTCAGTGAACAGATCGTGTGCGGGATCGATTCGTGTCTCCAGAACGGGATGGGGATAATGAAGAGCTACTGGGACGTTAACGCGGGCCGAATCGCTTATTGTTCGGTTAACCCGTATTTCATGATCGTGCCGCCGTACGCGACCTTTGATTTTAACGGTGCGGAACGGGTGGTGCACGTGATGCAGTACTCGGAAGCCGAATATCTGCGGGACGCCGAGGCGAAAGGATTCAACGCAGACGAAACCTTTGTCGAATCGATCAAAGGCGAAGGCCGGCCTGACCAGAAATACGAGCACTATCGCTACGTGGCGGAAGGCTTATCCTATGTCCGGCTCAAGGATTTGATTATCCTGTGGGAAGTTTATCTGCGCCAAACTGATGGCCAGATCCTGGTTAAGACGTTCAGTCCGTTGCAACCCGATGAACCTGCCCGAGCCGATTTCAAGTTGCCCTACGATCACAAGCAGATGCCTTTTGTGATGATCCCGTACGAGCTGACCGATGGCGGTTATTACTCCAGCCGCGGGGTGAGCGAACTGGTGCAGATGTATGAGGCTAGTGCGTGCAAGACCTGGAACGAGAAACTGGATTTCATGTCGATTGCCAACCGTCCGGTGCTTTCGAGTCAGGGCGGTAGCATCAACGCGCAGAATATCCGCTGGGAACCGGGCGCGGTTTATGATGCGGTCCTGCAACTGGTGCAGCAACCACAGCCTCCGGTCAGTTTCGATCAGGAGATCGAGTCTGTGCGCAGCATGGCCGAGCAGCGGGTCGGGATTCCGGATTTCGGGGTGGCCGGTCCGAATCAGCCGACCAGAGAGAACAAGACGGCGACTGAGACCAACGTTATCACGAGCGTGATGCAGCAGAATAACGATTTAAGGGCGCGGGTCTTGAAAGGAGCTATGACGCGGCTTTTCGAACAGTCCTGGAGTCTGTTAAAGCAATATGATTCGGCTTCGCTCGATTACTTTTGGCGGAAACAACGGATATCTCTTCCCGACGCAGCTTTTGATAATAAGTACGTTTTGCGTCCCAATGGCAGTGTGGATGGCTATTCTCGTGAGCGGGAGATTCAGAAACTGATGCAGTTGCGGCAGTTGAGCCAGGGTGCGCCCTGGATCGTGACGCCGGAGATTGACCGCAAGATCGTGGAACTGATGGACGCCCAGTGGGTGGGCGACTTGTACCAGGAACCGCAGGACATCATGCAGGATCAGCAGGAAAAACAGGCGATTGAGAATTCGGTGATGCTGGACGGGTTTTTGCCGCAGCCTAAGCAGAACGATGATCACGTGGTGCACCTGGGGATCGAGGAAGGCTTTATTGGGTTTAAACAACAGCAGGGCCAACCGATCCCGGCGCAGCAGCTGGGGATTTTCATGCAGCACATGGAACTGCATATCCAGGCGGCGCGCCATAATCCACAGTACTGGAAAGCGCACGCCGAACAGATCCAGCCTTTTATCCAGAAACTGCAACAGACCATGAGCGCGATGCAGAAAGCCCAACAGGCGCAACAGAAAGCTGCGGCGGGGATGGCAGCTTTGCGCGGTGGTGGCGGACCTCCTGGGATGGGCGGGCCACCAGGCGTGATGGGGCCAAAGCCGCCTCTCTCACCGATGCCGCCGCCTCCGCCGCCGCCGGGTTCGCCGATGGCCGGACCAGCGGTGCCGGCGATACCGGGCGGCAACGGAGCAGGACTTTCATGAACGCGATTCTGAAATGGTATCTGCGGGTGATGCTGAGCCGGCCGATCATCCAGGCGATCGACTGGACGCCCGAGGAACGCGCTGCGTTTGATCTTTTCGCCCGCACAAGTTGTGGTATACGTCTTTTTGAATTTCTGCGTCAGATTGTCGCGAATACGACGTTCAAAGCGGTTTACCGGGATTCGGTGAGCCAGAACGCCTATGCGCGCGGGATGCAGGATCTGTTGGCTGTCTTACACCGGCTCCGTGTTTTCCCGGAACTACAGGAGGAGAGCAACCCGGCGAGCCTGGTTGACAGCGAACCCCCGAGCCCAAACGCCACTAAACCAGCCGATAGCTGGCGTCCGATAGGCGGCCGGGGGGCCATCGGCTAAACCGGGAACGATGATATGCCAGAGGAAGCGGTAGCAGTAGCGGAACCTCAAGGGACTCAAGAACCGAGCACGAACGGTGGGAGCGATATCTACCATCACAAGCTTGGTGAGAGCGACCAAAGGCAGACGCCTGCAGCGGCTGAATCTTTAGATAACGGCGCAGAGAAACCCGAGGGCCAAAAGCCCAAGGAACTGAGCCGGTATGAGAAGACAAAGCGCCATCGAGCGGCTTTGAATCAACGCGAAGCGGAATTGCAGCATCGGGAACGCGCGTTTGCCGAACGTGAGCGAGCGGCGGCCGAAGCGGCTAAACCCAAGCGTGATTACACCCTGCCTGAGCTCCAGAAGTACCGGGGCCAATGGGAACGCGAAGGCCAGTTTGATCTGGTCGAAGCGGCTGACAAAGAGATTGCCCTGATGAGCCAGGAGGAGCAAGCCGAGCGCGCAGCGCGCACGGTCGAGCTGCCTCCGATGGGCACTCCGGAGCACCGGGCCCAATGGCAAAGCGCTGAGCGCGAACTCTACCAGGCGGACCCGGAATTTATGCGTTCTGGGACCAGGCTGGACACGGCGTTGCGCGCTATCATGGCCAGCGAAGAGGGCCACATCTATCGCCAGCATCCGCGGGGAATAGTGGCGGCATATCATCGGGCGAAAATGGAAATACTGGAAGCGGACAACAAGGGTCTGCAGACGGAACTTTCCAAACTGCAAACTGAACTGAGGCGTTACCAGGGCTTGACCGGGATTGGCGCAGGGGCGCCGGCCCGAGTGGGCAGCGGAGCCCGAGTTGAGAGTTTAGCCGATTTCGAGCGGCTCTCGACCAAGGACATGCGCAAGCATCTCTTAGCCAACGCGGACAAGAACGGGACGCCATGGTTCTAAAAAATAAAATCATATGCCTCCTCCTGTTTACGGAGCCGTCACCAGTGTTGATAAGGCTTCTGAGTATCGAATCTACTTCTCTCATAAGCTCCTAGAGCACCAGATCCATACCCTGCAACTCTACGAACCGGCCTACAAGGCGTCGATTCCGAAGGGGCAGGGGAGCAAGACTATCCGGATGTTCCGCGCACCGCCGGCGGACGTCACCAACGTGATCGCGCTGGCCGAAGGCACGCCGCCTTCCAACGCACCGTACAAACTCATTTTCGAGTTTATCACGCGCACCCTGCAACAGTACGGCGGTTACGCTCAGGTGAGCGATATCGTGGATGCGACCGAGTTTCTGAACACGGGCGAAGCCCTGATGGAGAAATTCGGCGAGGAAGCCGCGCTCTGGTGCGACGGCCTGATCCGGGACGCCTGCATTAACGGCACCACTGAGGAACCGACCAAGTTCCAAAGGCGGTACGCGGGCACGGCGACGACGTTCGCGACCTTGAACGCGTTAACGGCGCAACAGGGACGTTTTTCGAGCGACGACCTGATCGATACCTGTACCGAGTTGCGGATCAACAAGGCCAAGGAATTCGATGACAACTGTTTTGTGGCCGTCGTTTCGCCCGAACAGGAACGCGACCTGGTGGAGGAACAAGGGAGCGCCTGGACCTACGCGAGCGCGTTCCAGAAACCTGACCAGATCTGGAAAGGCGAAATCGGGCGTCTGTTCGGGATCAAGGTGTTACGGACAACGAACGCCTGTTACCAGAACGGTGCCGGGACCGAGGGGACCAACGTGGCCGGGGGCAACATCATCGCGGCTCTGGTGTTCGGTAAAGACGCGTTTGCGGTGCCGGATCTGGAGGGCGAGAATGCGCCCAAGCCCAAGGTGAATACGATCACGGAACCGGATTCGGCTAATCCCTTTAATCAATTTTATACATACGCGTGGAAGACCTTTTATAATGCTGTCGCGCTTTCAACCTGGAATGGAGTAGTTTTACAAACATTATCGGCCTATACTCCAACCTAACTGTCTAAGGATAAACAACTTATAAAAGCATTCCAAGCATCGGGGTATTTTTGATAAAACTTTAAAGTGTGCCAGACATAATCATACGGAACGGCATGAACCTCAGAAAAAGAAGACACTGTTTGCAGGGAGTTAATGTGGATAGTTGTTCGCCGATTTCTGAGTTGATGTTTCTGCGGTATATAGCGGCAATTCTCAGGTTCATAGTTTCCGTTGTTGTCGATGCGTTCAAGCGTGAGACCATCTTGGTATCCGTTGGCAAGCGCCCAATCACGGAAGTTTTCAAACTTGTGCCAGGATTCGCAAACTGTGATTCCACGACCTCCGTAATGATGGAACATGATGCATGCAGGATTGTAACAACGATCGCGCATTGCGTTCCATCTCAGGTAAAGTCGGCTTTTGCTCATGCCGTGGGTACGGTTTGCCGCACCAGCGGCTTTATGGGCACGACCGATTTTTTCAAGTGTTCGTTTAATGCGTTGGCAACCGCAGGAATCAGATTGCCCTTGAATAAGGGCGTCAGCTTGTCGCCAGACGATTTGGCCACAAGTGCATTGACACTTCCAGTCAGTTCGGGTCCGCCCACTGGTCCCATAGGGGGTTTGGCGGGATGGTCCGACGACAGTCAGATGACCGAATGTTTGGTTAGTTAAGTCTTTTCTAATAGGCATATGAATATATTACGACTGTCTGAAAGGAGAGTTTAACGTGGCGACCATAGCAATAGGCATATCCCCCAAGGCCGGGGGCGGTTACA